TCCACCCAAACTTTTCAACATTTGCAATCAACCAATTCATCCTTTTCTTTTCCGAAGCACCAGCAATATCCACAGCCAGCCCGAGGTTATGCTGCGATTTACCTGGTGTTGCAAGCATTGCCATACCTTTCTTCAAATACCAAGTCTTACCTTCAAAAGTTTTTGTTGAACCAGTACCCGTATCTTGAAGGCTATAGCGAGTTAAAAATCCAGCCTTTTGGCTGTCATAACTGCGATATAAATCACCGCTGCTCGTGGGAGTAAGTTCTACGCCAGCAGCTTTTGCAGCCTCAACCATTGCATTCCAAGCATCTGCTGCAAGATAAAATAATTTTCCACCCGTTGGAATATCTCGCAACAAACTTGGGTGCAACTTACCTGGTTCTACACTTTTTAATGCAGCAGGCATTTTAACTGGAACAATATAATCCCATTCAACTTTAGCCATTATTTATCTCCTCCAACTTTTCTGTTAAACACAGCATCAATTTCTTCTAAAGATAGTTTACCATCATCTAAGAAGGCTCGTGAGAGTCCTTCTACAACAACGGCAACCCCAGCAATTCCAGCCATAAAGCAAGCTTTCCATAAAGGCACATCGGCTATAGCGCCAGCTCCGATAACACCAAGAGCTGACGCAGAAAAAGTAGCCAGTATTCTAAAAAGAATATTCTGTATTTGTTTCACTTAAACTCCTAAATTATTTTAGAGGGATTATTTTCCCCGACCAAAAGCAGCATCGTTTGGATTCAACCAACGCATGATTACAGGTGCAAGAGCAGCAACTCCAGCAGTACCGATAGCTTTCAAATCATGATTACCTGTCATATAAACTGCGAGTCCAGCTCCAATAAAGGATCTTGCCCAAGACGCAACCATTTTCTTATTATTCTCATTTAACAAAGTAGACAAAAGACCACCTCCTTGCCCCAACGGGCGATACTACATTATATCGTAACTATTATTATTCATCATCCTTCTTGATCATTTGACCAACAAGATGAATTACAGCAGCAATTACTGTGATTTTAATTGCAGAATTAAGCGTTGGACCAGACAGAGTAATAAATACCATAAAAGATCCAGATAAAGTCCATGTTAAATCATGCATTTCTTTTAACAATTTTTTCATTTTATTCTCCTCCTAGGCTGACCCTTACGCCTCTTAATTTTAGATGATTTTCCATTATCGGGCATACCGCCCCCACCAGCAGGTGAGCCTCCACTTCCACCCGATGACCCACCAGATAGTGGTGCAGCGCCAGCAGCAGTTGTAAGTGTTGTAGCGATTGCAGTTACAGCAACAAATGTTCTTCTTACCCCAACATTAATGCCTGAATCAGTCGGGACATATATATCAAACACCCCTTCAAATATATTAAGTTCTTCTTCAAATGCCTCTTTCACTTCCGTAGGAGCGTCTACAAGAGCTTGTGAAATTGCAAGACCATCTTCTGCTGTAACTTCAGAAACTACAATCACATCAAAGACTTCAGTTGCTTGCGATCCATCAATGCTTTCAAGCACTTTGGGGCTTGTTGCTAATTCAGTTGCTTGATCAGCAGAAACACCGCCATCTTGACTGATAACTAAATCAACTACTTGTGAAACTTGATCCGAACTAATTGTATCCGATTCCAAAACATCAACTACCGCAGTAAATGCTTCTTGTGTGAGAGGCTGTTCAAGCACAGCCGTAAAGGTTGTAACCAATACCTCATCAGATACTTCCTCATCAAAGATAGCCGTAATAACCGCTGTAAGTTCTTCAGTGGATACAGGTTGCGAAAGTACATCCTCGGCAAGAGAAATAGTTTCTGCATCAGACAAGTCTCCGTCAAAAGCCGCAGTAAATATTGCTGTCAATTCTGCTGATGAAAGGTCAGAACTTAACAAGTTTTCAACAATTGCACCCATCTCTTCTACACCTGCTTCCTCACTAAAGACAGTATCCATTACAATTGTAAGTTCTTCACCCGAAAGACTAGAACTCAGCAAACTGACAAGGACTTCAGACACCTGCTCTGTATCAGATGTATCGGTAAGTACGGCATCCATCACCGCAGTAAATTGTTCAGTAGAAAGGTCTGCGTCCAAGATATTATCAAGTGCAGCCGTTATTTCTTCTGTTGAAGCGTCAGCTGTAAAGGTGTCTTCAAGGATATTCGTTAATACCGCATCCGATATAACCTCACCGACAGAAGGTAGCGTTATATCTGTATCAACAGTAATGTCTGTATCAGGCACACTGGTGTTCGGAACAACTTCTTCAGGAATTGAGCTTGTGGTTTCAGCAGGTGTTTCTACAACAACAGGCTCGGGATCTGGAATTGCAACTGTCGTAGGCTCTGGAGACACCTCCACAGGAGCCTCTGGGAGCGTTTCTGGTGTACTTATAACCTCAACCGTGGTTGCTGGAGCCTCTGGTGTAATTATAACAACTACCGCTGTTGTTTCTGGGATTACTACCGCTGTTGTTTCTGGGATTACTACGGTTGTTGTTTCTGGAATTTCTACGGTTGTTGTTGTTTCTGGGATGGTGCTTGTTGTTGTAGTCGTGGTTGTAGTAGTAGAGGTAGTCGTAGTGGTAGTAGAAGTTGTTGTAGTTGATTCAACAATACCATTCCATAAAGATAAATTGCTAATTGTGAGATGACCAGGTTGACAGCAGGTATCTATTGAGTATTGGCGAAATGTAAAGATGTCGCCTTCTTCAACAGGCACAGACAAGGTTCCCGATGAAGTGTTGACTTGTGTAATCAGCGTGTAAACCCCGTTGATACCGTACTGCGGTGGGTCATATACCCAACCGTCATTCGTTTGATATGACCAAGTGAAATCAAGAGTTTCTAAATCAGCAGGGATAATGGTTTCAATTTTGACCCAATGCGCTCCCCCACAAGGTGATCCTTGCGGTGCTAATTGGTTATCAGGACCATGTAAAGTTATGGCGTTGTCTACGGCTTCAATGTAACCACCACAGTTTTGTGATTGGCTGTATGTCCACTCGCCAAGCGCATCGGCTTTAACAGAGTACGGTGTTGGAAAAAACCAAACAAAAATAAGTGCGGGCAAAATTACCCAAGAACCTTTTCTAAATTTAATTCTTTTCACATATAGATTATAGTTTAAAAGTTATTCTTAAGATAACTGTGATATTTAATACTAATTAATCAAAGACAAAGCTAAGTCTCTTTTTAGTTTCAATATACTCCACCTAAAATTATAATGCTCTGTTGCATTATGATAATTGTCAGGAATCAAACCCAATACATCTTTATAATCATCCAAAGAATAATCTCCTTCAATTCTCATATTTAAAAGTGTCTGAGCAAATTCATCATTGGCAGAGTCAATATCCATTTGAATTTCAGCATCAAGATTGCCGTACTCTGGGTAACAAGACATCAGACCCGATAAAGACATGTGAGCCATTTTTTGTTTAACAAAATTAAGCAACTCTTGGTTTGTTTCAACAACATCAGCAGGTCGCATACGAGCATTGGTGTTGCCTTTTAGGTATTCAGCAACTTGCATGTCTACTTGGTTTGCTACTAATGAACTATCAAAACCTATTTGTTCAAGAAACTTTTTGGCATCCAAAGAAATTGGCTCTGTGCTATTAAAAGGCGCATCAGCCAATACAGCCCATTCAGTTATTAGACGAAACATCTCCGACAAAGTTATCGTAGAGGTAGGGATAATATCTTCATTAATAACAATGTTTTTAAGAGGTTCTTCTTCTACTGTGTTTATATATATTAAGTTTGACACCCCGCTTATATTTATGATCGGCTCATAAACAGTAATCTCTCCTGCTTTTGGGGATCTGTAAGGTAAAATTCCATCCGAAGTTATGTAGCGTTCTGAGCCGTAAAAAGTATTATCGCAACGCCAATCATCAGGATCAACATAAATAGGTTTAGAGTTAGCAAATATAAAAATACCTTTATCTGCATAATCCACTGTTGGATTCCAATATGATATTACACGCTCAAAAGGTAATAAACTAACATATTCTTCTTTGTCACCGCATATAGCAACAAGGCTATGCACTGTCTGAAACTCCCAATAAAGCCCAAATGCTACGAGCAGTTTGCCATCAGGCATGCGATGCAGGTTGTACGCAATAAATTCTTCATCACCTGCTGGTGTCCTACGAAACAGTTTTAAAGAATCATCCGTGATACTGTCAAGCATATAAAATAATTTATAATATTTCAAGTTGTTTATGTCGTAATTTTTTGTTTCCATAATTCCTCCTATGGTCCGTAATAAGTGAAGTATACCTGACCAACAACACCAGGGCTACCGTTTGCAAAAACACCATCCCCACCAGCGCCACCAGCGCCAACATTGTATGGGGAGCCGTTTGCTCCTTGAGTATGTCTATCACCACCACCACCACCGCCAGCATTTCCCCAAAAACCATTTCCAGGACCACCATTACCAGAAACTACATTACCAGTTGCTGTCGCTACACCATTGCCGCCATTGCCATCATTACCTGCTCCACCACCCGCTGCTTTGTAAGTGCTCTTGCCAACTATATATACAGCATAATTACCACCTGTATATGCAGGGTTATCTCCGCTACCAACATTACCACCGTAACCCTCATAAGCACCACCTCCACCTCCACCAGCAACAAGGGATGAAAACTGACTTCCATAAAGTTGACAGTAACCGCCAGGAGCGCCATTAAAGGTTCCTGTATTTCCGTCCTGCAAGTTGTAACCTCCAGCACCAGGGTTTTGAACAACAATGGTCATATAGCCATCAGCTGCCGTAAACGCAACATTGGTTCTAGCAACATAACCACCAGCGCCACCACCTGAACCAGTATAACCACCTCCTCCACCTGAGCCAATTATATAAACTTCAGGCAATGGATGAGGAACTAAGCCAGAAACAGTAGGAACAGTCATGTTGTGAACTCCAGGAGTCCGCGTACTGTATGCTCTCAAACCCCAAGTGTTAAACGAAGTAACACCTGAATATGTAGTTCCAGCACTATTTACTGCTACAACCCGAACATAATAACCGACACCACCACCATCAACACCTGCGCTAGTTGACAACCCAGTTTGTGTATAAGAAACAGCAGCGGATTGAGTAGTCACAGTGGCAACAGCCGCCTCGGAGGACAAAGCGGCAAAGCTGTTCGTTGTGTTGTACTGAAAATAAACTGCTGTACTTGAGCCATTAGCGCTTATTGTTGCATTAAAAGTTCCACGACTTTGGTTAACATTGTTTACTGCATTAATTGTAGTTGTAGGTGCAGCAAAAGTTGTGAACGAAACAGCACTTGAAGCAGGACCAGAACCAACAATATTCACAGCCCTCAAATAAACGCTATAACTAGTAAATCCTGAAAGACCACTAATTGTAATTGGACTGGTTGCATCAGCAGGACTAAGTGCAGTCCAAGACGAGTTGTTAAACGAATACTCATAGTTTGTTATCGCCGAACCACCATCATCAGATGGTGCAGTAAACGATATAGCAACACTTGTACTAGATGCAACAGCACTTAACGATGTTGGAGCTGTTTTAGGAGCAGTAGCGCCTTTCATGCTCCCGATCATCCCCGAGAGTACACCAGTCATTAGGTTAGTCCGTTACCGCTGATTATCCATGTTGTTGAAGCTATCTTTACAGCAGTTGCCATACCAAGCGCAGCAAGAGTTCTTGAACCAGTACTTCCAATACCAGCTAAATACATTGTGTCTGTTGTTATTGCAATAGTAACTGTTGCACCCGTGCCAGCAATAAATACAAGAGTTGTACCAACAGGCATAGCGACATTGGAATTAGCAGGAATAGTTACTGTACGAGTTGCGGTAGAATAAATGTGTAATCCAGCATCAGCTGCAACAACACTATAAGCGCCCGTGGTAGTAGAATTCTGTGGTAGACCCATATACCCAATACCACTAGCCGCAGTTGATGTTGTGCCAGCAGCAGGGCTTCCAGTTATGGTTCCTGTAAATGTTGGACTAGCAGTTCCAGCTATATTGTCGTAAGTTGAACCATCATTAGTGAATTGCCATTTATCTGTTGTTTCATCCCAGCTAATTAAAACATTTGTAGAAGTACCTCTTTCAACTTCAATACCAGCATTTAATGTAGGAGAACCAGTTTCACCAGAATTAAGCATAATGAAATTATCTTCAACATTAAGATTAGCAGTATTGAGAGTAGTAGTATTTCCACTAACAGTTAGATCACCAGTTACTACAAGATTGTTTGAAATGGTAACATTAGCTGGTAAGCTAATTGTAACGGCTGAATTTTCAGAACCAGAACCAGATACAGTTATTTCATTTGCGGTTCCAGCAATTGTCGCAATATAGTTACCAGTTGTATCTGTTCCAAGATCAATTTGATCATTAACCCAAAGAGTTCCGTTATACTTTAAAAAATCACCAGAAGCTTTGTCAACAAGGGAAACATCGTGCATCCACTCAAGATGGTTATTCCCTGGAATAATTCTTATTGCAATCTGACCAGTGGAAGCATGGCGAACGGTAATGAATGCAACAGCAAGGTCATGTTGTGGTCTTACATTTGTGAGTTTTCCATCAACGGTTGGGTGGGCAAAAAGGATGTCACCAGCAGCCCAAGTCTCGTCACCAACCGCAAGTGCACTGGCGGTGTTTCCTCTTGTGTCAAGACCAGTTAGAGTTCCAAAACTCATCACTTCGCCGTTAACGCCGCTAGATATATTGCTTGTAGCAATGCCCATCGCACGAAGTTCTGAGTTTTCTGTTCCTGTTACTTGAAACGGTGCAACATCTATTCTTCCGCTAGGTTCTGCGTCAACAGCACCAACCAAGGTTCCTTTGGGTATGGTTGAGCCAGTATTGTTTCTGACAAGGTATACATCTGGGATGTTGCTGTTTACCCAGTTGGTTCCATCATACATCAATCCTTGGAATTGAAGCGGAGAAGTAATAACGACATCGCCTAAACCATTAAGCGTATCAGCGTTTTCGCTTTCTGAAAGTAAAGACCTATTAAGATCAGGCATACTCTACACCGCTAATTGTAAATGTAACAGCGTTAGCCGTAACTTGATCAACATAGATTTTACTATTAGCAGGTATAACTATTGATGTATTATAATACACAACATTATTTGCCAATACAGTAACATTGCTCACTACCTTATTATTATTAGCAGCAGATGCCGCCCCAACAAGAATATGGATACTACAAACGGCATTAGAGGATGTTGTATTGCAAAGATTAATGTTTTTAATAATTGAATAGTTCCCAACTGTATTTGCTGTTGTGTAAGCATCTATAGCTGATCCACTTCCTATGTAAAAACTTTTTGGTGTTAAATTAGCCATATTATACCCCCATCCAAACAAGAACTTCGTTATCGTATGTTGTTGTATTCATATCTTGTATAACAGCTGCATCCAAGACATGATCAACATCAGAACCAGAAACATGAGAACTGGCAACTGTACCGTCATACCCTCTTTGGAAAACAGTAAGAGTGTTACTTGCTCTTGAAGAGATTAAAACTTTTTCTTCTGCCGAAGTACCACGATCCAAAATAATTACAAACGGATTAACCCCAGTTGGGTATGTTGAACCATCAGCAACTGAAATTGAAGAAGCGCTGTTGCTGATATTAGCAGAAAGAGTTGTCTTGAGCACCGCACCATTGAATTCTCTTCTCAGCATACTAATCTCCTAGTCAATGCTGATATCAAGATCGCCTGTTGCGATTCTTAGAGTGTCCCCAGCATCCGTTGTTTTGTTTGTTGTAAGAGTCCCATGCAACAATAAGTTACCGCTGGTCAAAGCGTCAAAAATACCGATTGCAACTGTCGTAACTGCAGGCATCCCTGCAAAGTCAATATTGGCACTGTTAGATGTTGCACCACCAGACGATGCAGAAAAAGTTGCAGCCTGTCTAGCATACGAACCACCAGTGACTTGTGTTCCACCGCCCGTGTCATCTGGGGCAGCTGTGTACAAAGCGACATAAACAGTAGTCGGCATTGTATATGCGGTTGTACCTAGAAAATGGTCAATCAATTTGTTTTCAAGATAGTTAGAAAGATTCCCTGCCATATTTAGCCCTCCTGTTTATTATAATACAATTCCTTTTCTTCGTCATTAGGTAGTCTAAAATTATCTAATGTTAAAAGAAAATTAGCTTCTTCTAATGGAACTTCTTCCATTTTAAATGTTTGAGAAAAGTTGATACCCGACACTGTTGAATAACCAGCACCGCTTTCAAAAAAAACTAAAACTTTTTGATCTTTGACAACAGCCTTTTCAATTTCTTCTTTCTTAACAGCAACTTTTTTGACAGGAGCTTTTTTAGCTTCATCAAGTTTTTTTGTTGTAACGCTATTCTTTTGCTGAGTCATATTACCAATCCTATCATCTAATTATATTTAAATCAATTTACATGATAAAGGGCGGGGTTCGTTGTGAACCCCGCCCATCACCAATTAACTATTAGTTATTAAAGGGTACGAAGCTTAACATTCTTACCGATTACATATGAATCAGCATTTTCAATGTTATTCGCAACTCTCATGTACTGTGTGTACTCAATTGTGTCAGTCTTTGGCTTGAACTGGCGATACACTGTGATGTCACGGTGGATACCAATAACACGGTTATTTGGGAAGGTAAGTTCCACGAAACCATGGCTGCCTGAAGCTGCTGAGTAGTCACCAGTTGCCGTTTCTGGCATCAAAGGGACTTCAACCAATGGGATACCGAATGGGGAAAGACCAGTTGAACCTGGACCACCATTCATTCTCATTGAACCTTGCAAGAAAGCCATTTCACCAGCTGTTGACATTGGAGCAGGTGCGCCTGCTGTTGCGTCAGTTGCCGAGTTTGGATTTCCCAAGCTGTAGATTGAGTCCTGAACAACTCCTGGACCTGTGAAGAATCGCAGTTCGTTACGGCGTTGCAAGTACTTGCTTGGCAAGTTACGCAAAACCTTGTCATATGTTGAGCGGGAAACATTGTTTCCAGCGAAATCTACGACACGACCTGAAGTTCTTGCCAACTTGTTGAAACCATCAAGAGCTTTGATAAGACTATTGTTTGACGATGTATTACCATTGATAAACAAATCATCCATATCGTTTGCAGTCTGGCGAGCCATAATCTGTGCGATATGATCTTCCAACGATGCACCCTCAATGTTATCTTCCAACGACTCTGTTGAGATATTCCAATCCAAACGGAGCTTAACTGTTGTAAGCGAAACCTTGCTGAATGTGACAGCTGCGTTTGCGCCATCATCTGTTGCCTCAGTTGCTTTTGCAAGCAAACGAGTACCAACGGACACCTTATCAATGTCCATTTGAGGTGTGCGCATGCGCACAACTCTTGCGTTCTGCATGAGAACTGATTGATCAACAATGAAGTCTAGGAAACGATTTGCCTGCTCTGGGTAGAGAAGACCGCCGCCGCCGCTGACTGGACTGCTGTTTGAAACCACTGCTGTAGTGACTTCATTTGCTTTTTCTAAAATTTCTTGTTGTGTTGCCATATGATAATCCTCCCTTATGACCTATAACCCAGGGAGTTGATTAACTCCTGTGGCAAATATGTATTCTTCCAGAATGATACATTAGCCGACTTAGCAAGTGCTTCGCCTTCTTCCTCATCATCTTCTGGATCAACGCTCTTCTTAACTGCACCAGCTGCTGCGAAAGCATCAACCTTTTCGGTTTGTTCTGCCAAAGCAACTTCTGCTACTTCTAATTTCTGCTGAAGCTCAGCATTCTGTGCTTCAAATCCCTTTGCGACTGTTTCAAGTTTTTCCTGAACTGAAGCTTCAACTTCTTCTTTGATTGAAGTAGCAAAGCCAGCTAGTTTCTCGTCAACAACAGCACTGAGAGCATCTTTAAGGACATTAATATCCATTTCTTCCTCCTGTGTGTTTCCAATTACTTCAATTGTGTTTGAAGCCTTTTCTTCAACATCTGGCACAAGCCAATTAACAAACTTTTTTACAAGCGAAAGTCTGTTGATGTCTTGTTCATTCATGTCAGAGATCTTATCATAAGTATCATTTAATTGCAATTCTGTATCTTGCTGCATAATTAATTCCATATTTTCATTTTCCTTTTTAAGTATAGCAAAGTTTTCTACATTAGTCTTATCATAATCAAAGCTTTTTGTAGTATTTGCAAATATCTCGTTTAGCATACTCAGAATATGAGCTGCCGATGGCTCGCCATCTTGGTTTTCTGATTTAACAGTAATATCAGGAACACAGTTTGGAACCATATTTCCATTCCCATCTTCCTTTTCGCCCTCTTGATGATAACCGTCAAGACAAGTATTTTCTTCTTTCTTCATCTTCTTTTTTGGCTTAAACTTTGGATAACCAGATGGCGAATTTGCCATAGTTGGAGTCTTAAATTTCCCCTGTGAGGGATATTTTGATTCTGCATTGTCTGTACTAACAGACACTGCTGGTGCCCCACCGCCTGCACCAAGACCATCTTTTGCAATATCTCCACACTCCCCACACCCACAATCACACTCATCTTCTTTTGCAAGATCAATAATCTGTTCCAAAAGAGCATCTTCAAAAGAAATTGACTCATCAAAATCATTTTCAAAATCTCCCTTTTCTTTTGTTTTTGCGTATCTCTCAAGAAGCCTTCTGCCTTTAGCAGCCAGTTCTGCTGCATCTGCCATATTTTGTGGAACTGGCTCACCCCATGCTGCTGCTGAAAGAGCAAGTCTGCTTGGTTCACCATTAGGCTTTTTCATTGGTCCAGATGGATTTGTAAAAAATCTTGTTAAGAAAGAACCCTTACGGCGCATTTTCTCAGGAGTATCTGCAGCACCACGAACTCCTGGTTTAAGATTTGCGCCTTCAGTTTCCTTGAAGTGCCTTCTTCCTGCAGCAGTTAATCCACCTTTTGGATCTTTAAGCGGTTGCTTTGCTTTTGCCAATTGGCAATCAAGATCGCAATCAAGAGCGTACTTGAATAAGCCTTCTTCATTCATTTTAACAATGTCAATAATAGCCAGCGCATTTGCTGGGTTGTCAACTAGGCTCAATTCTCCAAGGACATACTCTTTAATAATACTTACTGGCTTTCCTTTAAAAAATTTTTCAGAAGATTCTTCTCTAGAGACAACTTTGCCTCCAATAGAGAAAGAACGAAGTGTGCCATCCAACACCTTTTGCCAAGTGTCTTCAGCGCCTTTAGAAATATAAGCTTCTACTTTAAAACCATTATAAACAGCACCGTCTTCACCTTGAATAATAATTGGCTCATAACTTACTGCTTTGCCAACTGCAATAGGGGAATGCATTTCTCTGATGTTTCCACCCCAATTTGCAAAAGCTTCTCTAGAGGCTTCAAAGTCAACAATGTCACCAGATTTATCAACATTATCTGCTGTAGCAATACCTACAACAATACGCTGCTCCCTTTTAATCATATCAATAGGGAAGGCAAAATTAAAATCTGTCATTAACACACCTCGTAACTATATAGCATATATTGTTTTTAACAATATTGCAAATCAGCCCAGTGCAAATACTGCTACTGCAGAGCCCGCAGTGACTACTTCAATACTTGTGTAGTCACCACCAATTTCTACATACTCTGTAGACTCCGCTGGAAGCAAGACTGTATATAGCCCATTGAGTTTAATATCAACATCACTAGCGCCCTTGTTGTAGACATAGATCTCACTTGTGTGTTGACCAATATTTACAGCTCCGTCAGCTGTTACTAAATTTTTATTTGAATACACCAAAGTATTTTCACTCATTCCAATCTCCTTGATTAAACTTACTGGTTGAATCGTTGTTCACTCCAGAATCCTGATTTTGACCACGCTCGGCTTGTGCACCGTCTGCTCGTGGATCACTTGTTGCCCCATCACCAGTAGGTGACTTTGGCGGGTCTGAAGCAGCATTATTAGAATTCCCTATTGGGGCACCAACATCATTTGCAGCCGCATCATTTTGTTCTTTTTTGATATTTGTTGGGAAAGGCAAAACGAAGTCACCATCAAATCTTTCAGGAAGACCAATTTGATTTCTCACTTCATTCGGCGTAATAACCTCTGTTCGCAAATACCTATCATTAATTCTTGATTGGATGTCCTCATCAATGAGGTCAATTTTCTTTAATCTCAATTGAACCAAGTCAGTAAACTCAAGCATAAGTCTGTTCAACTTCTTTTCAATGACCGCTTGGTCTGGTCCAATAACTTGCATCTTGAAGCTTTTATCAGCATCCCTAGATACTGCAAGGTTTGCATTATCATATACACCAACTTTTGGAGCAGGTACTCTGTTCGCAACCAAAATTTCATCTCTGTTAGATTTACGATATTTATCAAACGAAGAGTCCTGCACACCAGCTTCAAGCTTTTCAAACTTAATATCGGCATCAGAACCAATACTTGCTGGGATAGGAATAACTAGAGTCCCATGATTGCGACCTTTAACTTCTGTTCTAAAATAATTTACAAGCTCTTGCTTAGACTTGTTACTAAGTTTTGCACCCTTTAAAATGATTGCATATCGTGGAATAGCTTTGTTTTCAAAATAATCAATATTATATTCTTTTGCGAACTTATCCCCGATAATAGCCGTAGCTGCCGAAACTGCGGCTGGCACTCCATAATAAGAGTTGTTCGGTGAATAAATTTTAAAATGAATTAACTCGTTTGGCTTTGGGTCATTATTGATTGGGTCAAGTGTTTCTTTATCTTGAAACTGTCTAAAGAATACGGCTTGGATTTTATTACTTTTCGCAATTTGGACATATCCATCACGCTTTCTTCTTACCCGAACAAGCGTTGCTGGTACATGACCAATATACCCAATTTGACCAGAATTATTTCTACCAACTTCCAAATAACCATTTCCTACAGTAAGGACATCTTGCCAAACACGAACTAGTGTTTCAATCAATGTTTCTTCAACATTTAAATTTTCAAAAATTTCATCAATACTTTCTTTCAAATCTTGTTGCGACTGTCTAAGCCGTGCAATCTTTTCTTCGTTCCCTTGTGCTTTCTCAATTCTTCTTCTTGCCTTAAGCGTTTCTGTAAATTCATAACCCAAACCAACAGTGTTCATAACTCTTGCATTGATAGCAGCATAATGAATTGCGCTTTGGTCATAGAGTCCAGCAAGAGTATCTAGGTCATACGGGGGGCTGACGATATCATAAAGTGAATACCCACTAACTCTTTCTGGGTCAATATACTTAGATTCAGTACCGTCTGCACCTTCATGCTTCTTTTCAAGCTTTGCAGCTTTTCTTTTCATTTTAGGAGACAGCGAAGATATTTTTACAAAAGAAAAAGGGTCTGTCTCTTCTGCCTTTGTAGAAAACCCCATATATGAAATATCATCTATTTCATTATCGTTATAATCATCTTCCATTACTTCCATTTTATTTTCCATGTTAGATACCGCTCCCGAAATGATTGTCATACATGTCTTCAAATGGATCAGCAATCAAGCCATCAGCAAGCCGTGCTGTTTGATCTTCTCGTTCCGAAGCAGAAACTTTTCTTCCACCTGGAACCCATTTAACATAACCAGTATCTTCACCAGTCCAATACTTACCAGCCTGCAGGACTCTGCTTTCTACTTTTAGATCATAAACATGACCTTCTGCACACAAGACACCATCACCATCAGATAAAGCTTCGTGCTTATCTGTAAAATATACACAGACACCAAACGCCCGTTCAGGAACCCAAATATTTTTATCTTTAATCATGTCTGACATATGTATCAGTATACACCAATTTTATTCAAATAGAGATGATTTTGTACGCAATCAATACAGAAACTACTTAACTGGACATGCTCCTGTAGCACAATCATCCATTTCAATGGTCAGATCGGTAGAGTTTTGATGAATAGGTGTTGAAAAATCCAATTTGTTGAGAGCTTTCTCATATTCCTCTTTACTGATTTCTTCATATGGCGGAAGTGCAAAGTTATGATCAACATGCAACAGGAAAGATACTGACTTAACCGATGAATCATAATTCTTAGACAGCCATTCTTTTATAGAACTAAGCTCTTCTTTTTTATAATACACAGTTACCGATACAGCATTATCAGCCCAAACAGTTTGCATTTTCCTTACCCATTCAAGTTGTTCAATAGCTGTCATATTTGAAGCAAGAATTGAATTTTCTGGAGATTGGCAAGGGAACTCAACAACATAGCGAGTATGGTCTTCACGACCATCCAAACCCATATCCCAAGTTACTTTATAGCCTCTCTTTCGGCAGGCATCAACTAATGGGTCAACAGAGCTGAACCGCACCCTGCGAATATAGTAAGGGGCAAAAGCTGGGTGAATACCAGGAGTTACGCCTGGAAGCAATGACAAAGTTCCTGAAGGTTGAACAGTGGTCAATCTAACTGATTGATTCCAGCCTCTTTCTTTGCTATAGGACTGATCGTAGGATTTTAGGTAATCATAAGCTTCAGACAACCAGCCAATTTGCTTTTCATCACATTGCAAAATACCAGTAATAGATTGCCCAAGTCTAGTGTTCTTTCTAACGATGTTAGTAGTTTTTTCGTATGGGTAAGATAGTTGCGTAATTTGCTTTTGAACCAAATACAACAGTCTTGAAATTTCTAACAACTGGGCTAGACTTTCAACATTAGGTAAAAAGATTGTTGCAAGGTTACACGACTCACCATCTGCAAGCGCAATCTCTGCGCAAGGATTGAATCCTTCAATAGAGGGATCTAGGGATTTCTCACCAAGTCTTCCATAAGTTCTTGCAAGTTTGCGGTTGACAAGACCATATGGTTCTCCTGTACCATCATAACCCTTCCAGAGTTCAGGAAGGATTTCATCATAAGCGTCTGCATAAATACTATTATTACTGTTGGCTCGCCAAGCAGGAATATTTCCAGAACCCCAATTCTTTGCTTTCAAAAACAACATATCATCAGGATCACCAATAGCAATTTGCGCAGAACGGCGTGATGAGCCAGAAACTACAATTCTACCAATGATGTTACAAATATCAAGAACATCAATAGACCGAAGTTTTTTGCCAACACGGTTATCTAGCACTTTGCAAATATCAGCAATGCCATCAACAAGCGCTCCAGAGCCAGAGGCTGTTCCACCAAAAGTCTTGAGTGGTGTACCGAATTCACGAATTAGAATAGTTGAGTATGTAAAAGATTTGCCATTCTTGAAATATGATTCAAGCACTTTATGAAGCAGTTCTCGCCAACCCTGCCTTGAGTCTGGAACAATAAAGTCTGCATCGTTTGTGCGCTCTGCCGTAATTGACGTAACAGCTTTAACTTTAGGTAATTCATGGATTTTTGATCTCTCTACAGAAAACCCGACTCCACCACCAAGCATGAGATAATCAAACAACATTTCAAAATCTTCAATTTTTTCAATATTTGTATAAAAACAATTATTCAATGAAGTACCTGAAAACTGTTTTACAAGAGGTGTGCCGAGTTGCCAAAGGGCTCTGCCAGATACTGCGCACCTAAGGTTGAACATATGATCAAAAAGTAATTCAGCCTCTTCCTTTGAAAAAGGAACGCCAATATCCACTGCGCCTTCTATGATTCGCTGAATGGTTTGCACCCAAGATTCAGTTTGATTTGTACCTTCAATTTTACGGCTATATGTCCTAAGGAATACAACTTCTCCAAGACCTCCAAAGCCCCAAGGGGGAGTTTTGGTTCCATAACTAGCAATAAATTCAGGTGACAATAAAGACATCAATACCTCCAATAGATAAGAGTATCCAGTTTAGACTACGGGGCAACCCAAGTCAAAAATTAATACTAAGGACTACGATAAAGAATTTTCGTAAAATTCTAATCGTGTCAAAATCTTATCAGCGACTGAAGCCCAAGACCACTCACTATGCAAAATTTTTGCAGATTTTAAAGCATACTTTTTAAAATCATCATATTCATTAACAACATTTTCCATTAAATCTAAAAGCTGTTGGTAATCAGGGCTCGCCCATTCACCAGTATCACAATCATACAAATGATCTTGCCAATCAGCTTTAATAAAAGATGCTTCAAGTGGAATACCATATTTTGCAAAATCTGCACAGCCAGTAAGATTTGTAACAATTGTTGGTAAGCCAGTTGCAATTGCTTCAAATGGAATCATCCCAAAGCCCTCACCCATTGTCGGATAAATCATGCAGTGACATTTGTGATACAAAGCGACAAGATCAGATGTACTAAAATTTTCTGGTATAGAAATAATTTGAGGATGATAAGTTGCTGGAACAAGTTTAGAATCTAGATATACCTCTGCCAAACAGAACTTGTTATATTTTAATACTAATCTAAAATCATCATTACCATCATACAAATCTAGGAAGGCATCAACAGCCATCTGTGCATTTTTTCTTTTTGCATCTCCGCCAACATGCAAGAAGTTAAATCTTCCAGTTAGTTCTCTTTCTAAAATCGTGAAATCTTCTGATATACCATGTGGTATAGTAAGCACATTAGCGTTAACATTATTCTTAATATAGACATCTT